TAGATCAGATAGTATCTCGAAAAGAATATGAAGCTGAAAAATATTATGCAAAGTTCGGTGGTAGGGTAGTTGGTCCATACGATACGGAAAAAGACGCTTATCATGATACTAAAGGTGACGTTGAATGGATTAAAAAAGGCAAAGATATGTTAGATCAGATTAATACGCCAACACCGGCAATGACTGTAGAAACCCGGTTCCGTACTATCGATGACGAGCTCGAGTTTACAAAAGAAGTGGTCGAGAAGTATCGCGGGCATGATGCCGAATTGTTAGCGCGGATTTATGATTTGCGCGTAATGATAAAAGAAAGACTACATGAATTTGAGTGAGTATTTTAGTAAAGTCGACACGAGTGTTATGAACGACTGCCGGGCTTTAGTATCAGAGATTTTTAGTTTTACGTGTGTACTCATTGTAGTACCGTTAGAAATATTAGTTTTATTATGTCGAATTATGTTTCCGTGGTTGATGCCATTTATAACAAAGGAGGAAGTGTGAAAGCATGGATAAAACAAAACGTTAATCGACTACAAGATGGATTTATTGGATTGTGTGCCGGATTTTATTTCGGATTGGCTGACATCAGCATTATTGTTGTAATTGCCGGTACAGGAGCGATTATGGGCATAATTGCCTGGATCATTGGTGCAAAATATTAAATTTAAGATGTACAAACTTATTAAACTGTGTATAATGGAGGTATGATTATGAGAGATCCAAAACTATATGATGATGGAATGAATGATAACGAGCTTGGTGGTCTCGGCGCTGCAGATTATGATATTCAAGAGGAATACGATATAATGACAAATGGCAATGCCGACCTCATGCTTGATCTTAACACTGATGAATGGGGATATTAATAATGGTAAAATTAAACCGAGACGGCACGATCTTCGCTGCCGACGCTAAACACACCGGTCAAGAACCTAATTGGCATGGCTGGGAAAGTTTAAGTAATGTCGAGTTTGGAATGAAAGTCCAAAATGCTCTTAAGTTTTACGGGTATTATTGCGAATTTGAGGATTTGAAGAAAGACTTTTTTGCGATAGCTGAACAACGTCACGATAAAACCGTGACAAAGTTAATCAAGAAGTATTACAAAAAAACGGGTAGCTATCTATTTACTCCAGCTAAGCTTGCGCGTATGATTAATCAAGGTATGCCGACCGAACATCCAGGTCTTGGTTCACACGCATCCCGACTTGACTATTTTGATGAAAAAGTAAAAACAGCGTATGATGAATGTACAATCTATGCGTTGTGGGAAAAAGATCCAGTCGAAGAGGAAGATACAAAACCAGAGGTTGTTCGAAAATCTCCAATGGTGTTGCTTGAAGAAAAGATTAGCGAAAATATCCTTGCCGAGATTGACGCGATTGTTGATATTTGGGCAAGTCACGAAAAATGTGATCTGAAGATTATGGATTTGCTTGGTCAAAATGACGTTCCAGCAAAAGGATGTCGGTTTGTTCGTCAATGGTTAGATGTATATCTACAAGACTTTGAGCTTGCACGAACCCTAACGGATGATCAAGCTGTTGAAGGTTATTCATTCTTAAGTAAACGTGAAATTAATTATATTTGTAAATCACTCAAAGACGCAATAGCTGATGTTGATAAGTACGAAGAACATAAGAAAAAATCACGTGCGCCTCGGCAGAAAAAAGTTAAGTCTGCTGGTCTACAAATCAAGGACCTTAAGTACTGCAAAGAGTTTAAAGGTGACGGATATGAAGTAAGTAGTGTACCGGCAGTTAAGTTACCCGGAGCAGTTGAAGCAGTCATTATAAATACGAAAACAAATAAGCTGCAAGTATACTTTGCAAATGGCCGTAACGGATTTGAAGTTAAAGGTACATCGATTAAAAACTTTGACGAAAAGAAAAGCTATCAGTTTACTATACGAAAAGGTAAACATAAAGAAGTTTTAGAGTCTGGCAACTGGGAACAGTTCGCTAAAAATAAAAAGCCAGTCAATGGTCGGATGAACGATCATTGCGTAATTTTAAAGGTAAAGTAACATGAAAAAATTAATACACGTATGTGTCATATTAAACTTAGTATGTTTTATATTAGGCATTTTTACTGGAATTGAATCTATGTGGATGCATTTAATTATCGCAATTGCACTTACTGCATCATCTATTACACAAGAGGATTAATATTATGGGAAAAGGAATGACGCCCAAGAAGGGCTATAATGATAAAAAGTTTAAACAGGCCTACGATGAAATCGATTGGTCAGCTCACAAAAAAGGAAAAAATGATAATGGCACAAAAAAAGCCGGAAGTACCAGTAGCATTCACAAAAAAATCACTCGCTGAAAAAGTATGTTTATTGGTACATACAGACGGACTAAAATACAGTGAAGCTCTTTTAGAGATATGTGAGCAGCATGAAATCGATCCCCATGATATAGCAAAGCTTGTCAAAGGGCCGTTAAAAGCAAAACTTGAAGCAGAAGCAATGAGGTATAATGTTATCCCAAACACGCAAGGAAACTCGTTATTTGCCTAAGACAGATCCATACCAAGCGTTCTGTATTGTAAATTCCGTGATAAGACATTTTGATAGTACATACGATGCAGTTAAGTATAACTATAAGATGAAATGGTTTACACCCGGAAAGTTTGCAGGACGACGAGATCAATACTTTTATCGTAAGCTCGCATCACAATATCCGAATCCGGATGATGTAATACGATACGCGGTATCCAATGTATTAGAACAAAATACTTGGATAGGTGATATGACTGATGAAGTGTACGACAATTATAAAGGTAAGCTGCAACGTATATCGTATATCTACAAGAACGACTTAAAGAAATACGATAACTTTGAATCACTCTTTGCAATCGATCAACGACCATTTATCGTAGACGAAATGTTTTCCGGTAACGTAACACTTGAGACTGCAACGATCCTGGACGTACTAGTAAATTATATCACTCCGTTAGATAAGATGGTTACCGACAACTTCATCTGGCCTGATCAAAAGAAACGAATTTTAGATTACAAAGCTTTTGTCCCACTGTGGATAAATATAAAAAATATGAAAAAAATCACAAAAGAGTTGTTTACAACATGTGGTTAATTTGTTATAATATACACATAATTAAAAAACATACATTGTACATACATTGTTAAATATAGGAGATACATATGTCATTCAGTAATATGAAGTCCAATAGTTCAGATGCTATTAGCAAATTATTGGCAGCAGCAGAAGCCGCAGGTGGTGGTGGAGCTGAAAAGAAGTCCTACGTCGATGAACGTAAGTGGAAACCCACAGTCGACAAGGCAGGTAACGGTTACGCCGTTCTTCGTTTCTTACCAGCAGCAGAAGGTCAAGATGTTCCATGGGTTCGTTATTGGGACCACGGATTCAAGGGCCCGACAGGCCGTTGGTATATCGAAAAGTCTTTGACTTCTATCGGTAAAGATGATCCAGTGTCAGAGTTAAACTCTCGATTATGGAACTCTGGTCGTGATGAAGATAAAGAAGTCGCACGTTCACAAAAACGTCGGTTGCATTATGTATCTAATGTTTACGTTGTAAGTGATCCGGCTAATCCGGAAAACGAAGGCAAAGTATTCATGTACGAATACGGTAAAAAGATCTTTGACAAGATTATGGATGTTATGCAACCACAATTCCAAGATGAGCAACCGGTCAATCCGTTTGACTTCTGGGGTGGTGCTGACTTTAAGTTGAAGATTCGTAATGTAGAAGGCTATCGTAACTACGATAAGTCTGAGTTTGCTGATCCATCAGCATTGCTTGGCGGTAATGATACTCAACTTGAAGCCGTATACAATCAGCTTCATAATCTTGGTGAGTTCACTGATCCGACTTTCTATAAGTCATACGCTGAGTTAAACAAGAAATTGTATGAAGTACTTGGTGAATCCGCTGTTCAGCAAGTATTGACTACAGCTGAATCAGTTTCTCTTGATGAGACTGATGAAATACCTATGGACTTCCCGTCTAGTACGCCTGCAGCATCTGAACCAACTAATAATGATGGTGACGATGACGCAATGAGCTTCTTTGCGAAGCTTGCAAAAGA